AGAGCCATGGGCGGCATAACAACTATTAATGATAACAATCGCTATGAAGTGTGGGAATACCACGGAGACATAGACCACGAAGAGCTAGAAGCGTGTGGTTGTGAGTTTGACGATGACGATGACGATTACGATGACGAAGGGGAGCTAGAAGCGTGTGGTTGTGAGGGTGACGATGAAGATGACGATGACGATGACGAAGAGGATGACGATGACGATGACGATGACGAAGGGGATGACGATGACGATGACGATGACGAAGGGGATGACGATGACGATGACGATGACGATGACGAAGGGGAGCCTCTATTTGCAGGCATTGTTTGGTTTTGTGGCTCGCATGTTTTAAAAGCCGTGATAAACCCCATTGAAAGCAAAGAAAACCCTTATAGCGTGTTTTGTTGGGAAGAAGATAAAACCAGTATATTTGGTTTTGGTGTGTCGTATCAAATGGCTAACTCACAAAGTGCTGCCAATGCGGCATGGCGTGGAGTGCTAGAAAATGGTGGTTTAAGTGTTGGCCCTCAAATACTGATTGATATGGATGCGGTAGAGCCAGCCAATGGAAAAAATGAAATAGTAGGTAAGAAGATTTGGCTTAAAAAAACAGCGGCTCGCAATATACCTAATAACCATGTGTTTAGCACCTTTGATATACCCAGCCGCCAAAATGAGCTAATGGCTATTTTTGATAAAGCTATGTCATTGGCCGATATTGAAACCAACTTACCCAGCTTGCAACCTGGCAACGACCAAGCGCCACCATCAATGGTGCAAGGCAGCGCAACGGGCGCGAGTATTTGGGCAAACAGCAGCAATGTAGAGTTTAGAAAAGCCGTTAAAAATTACGATGACAACATCACCATGACCATTATCCCACGGTTTTATGATTGGAATATGCAGTTTAATAGTGATGAAACCATAAAGGGAGATTACAACGTTAAAGCGCGTGGTAGCTCTGTGTTAATGGTTAAAGAAATGCAGGCGCAAAACTTAATGCAGCTCATGCAGTTTGCGGCCCACCCCGTGTTTGGTGCCATGCTGAAGTCTGCTGCATTGTTTAGAAAAGTAGTGCAATCGTTTCAACTATCGGCCGATGAAGTAGTGATGACCGATGATGAAATAGAAGAAATTAGACAAGCCGCGCTAGAGCAACAAAAAAACCAGCCTGACCAAGGCATGACCCCTTATGAAGTGGCTAAGATGGATTTAGAAAAACAAAAGCATCAATCAGAATTAGATGATCGCCAAGCATCACGCGCACATGAAAGGGGTATGAAGCAGTTAGACCGTGAAACTCAAGTAATGAAGCTGTCTGCTGATAACAATATATCGATTGAAAAAATTAACTTAGAGCTAGAAAAAATAGCCAGTGGTGATCGCAAAGTGAATGCAGAGCGCCAAAATAAAGTGGATGAGATGAACATGAAAATAGAAACAGGACTGCCGGGTATTTAATGAATATTGATACCACCAGTGCCACATGGCGTGTGATTAAAGCCCATGTCGAAAAAGAATTACAAAGACAGCGTGAAGACTTGGAGTATGTCACTATTTCAGAGAACCGCGCCAATCAATGTAGAGGGGCAATTTTGCAGCTAAAAACGTTGCTTAATTTACCAGCATCACTAACGGGGATTGACCCCTAATAATTAGCCTTACTGCCGAACTTTTTAAAACCTGCTTAACGCGGGTTTTTTTATGTCTGCCAGTTAATGCGGAGAAATGAAAATGTCACTAGAAGAAAACCAAGACCTAGCAGATAAAAGCACTAACGACGATGAGCAAAATAATTTAGACGATGAGCAAAATGATGATTTTGCTGCTGCGTTTAATGAGCCAGATGAAGGTGAAGAATATGAAGAAGTGCCTCAAGATGTTGATGACAATGATCAGCGTTTAGAAACCATTGAAGCGAATGATGAAGAAGATGAAGAAGCGGTTAATGATGAGCAAAACTCAGCTGAAACTAATGCGCCTGAACCGATAGAATTAGATCAAGTATTGGCCGAAAACAAGCGATTGAATCATCGCTTACAATCAGATAGTGGGCGAACAGCGGCGCTGCAAAAAAAGATTAATGACTTGGAATATGCTGCTGAACAGCGTAATGACCCCAAAAATATAAAAGTGGATAGTGAAGCCATGATGCTTTTAAAAGAAGACTATCCCGATATTGCAGATGCCATACAAGGCGAGATTAGCCGAGGCATTGCAGAGTCAACCCAGCGTATAGATGCACGAGTGCAAGAATCTATGGCGCCGATGCATCAAGCAGAAGAGCAACGATTAGCGTCAATAGAGGCGGAATCATTAGCGAATGCTCATCGCGATTATCTGGATATTAATGATGACCCTGCGTATTGGAATTGGGTTTCACAGCAGTCGGAAACACGGCAGAAAGCGGCTGGTTCAGCATCATCAATTGATGTGATAGAGACGCTTAATTTATATAAATATTCGACCGGTTATGCGCCGAAAGAAGATAAAAGCGCCAGCTTACAAAACAAACGCCAAAAACAAATAGATGACATGCGCGGCGTGGCATCAACCAAAGGCAGTGGCAACAGAAAGACCATAGCCAAAGATGATTATGAAGGCGGTTTTAACTCTTAGTTATAAACCCACCTCAATAGTTTGTGACGATGTTAGCAACCCACTCATAGAGTCGGCCCAGTAACAAAACCACAAACAGGGTGTAACACCTACCCCAAGTGATTAAGTGAGACAGCGGCTTTAAACGCTCACCAGAAAAACAAGCTAAGACGAATAACGATTATTTAAAACAAGACGCTGCAAAGCCTTTTGTTTGAATTTGAATTGCTCCTTTTGAGTTATGTGAATGACGGTTTAACCATTTATTTAATTTAATTAATTAGGAGGCCAATCATGGCTCAAACAATATACGGGGATATTTCCCAAAGAACGGCAGGGTATGCTTCAAAGAAAATGCTGGAACATGCAGAACCCATCCTTATTTTATCTAAATTTGCAGATAACAAGCCTTTACCAAAAAATACGGCGGATAACATTAAGTTTCGTCGTCCAGTACCTTTTGCTCCTGCTACGACGCCATTAGTTGAAGGTGTGTCGCCCACTGCACGGAAGATGGTTTATGCAGATGTTAATGTCACGCTAGAGCAATTTGGTGATGTTGTTGGTATTACCGATAAAGTTCACGATATGAACGAAGACCCAGTGTTAGCCGATGCTACTTTGTTGTGTGGTGAGCAAGCGGCAGAAACACTTGAAATGATTCTTTGGGGCGTGATTCAAGGGGGAACTTCGGTGTTTTATGGTAATGCAAGCGATGGTGCGCGAACGGATGTGAATGACCCAATTTCTATCGGGCGTATTCGTTCTATTACTCGTGCGATTAAAAGTGCTCGCGGTAAGCCTATCAATCAAATGTTAGCGCCATCAGTTAACATTGGCACCGTGCCCATAGAAGGCGGTTATGTGTGTGTTGCTCATACGGATTGTGATGCAGATATTCGTGCATTACCGGGCTTTAAAACAACGGCTGAATATGGCTCTCGAAAAGTGTTATGCCCAGAAGAGTTAGGTTCTGTAGAAAATGTTCGTTTCATTACAACACCTTTATTAGAGCCTATTGCTGACTCCGGTTCTTTAACGGTTAATGGCATGTTGTCAAGTGGCACTAAGGTTGATGTGTATCCTATGATTTTCTTGGCTAAAAATGCGTTTGGTGCGTCAGCATTAAAGGGCATGAATGCTATTGCGCCGAAGGTTCTTAACCCTGGTATTCCACGTGGCGCTGATGCGTTAGGTCAACGTGGCACAGTAGGTTGGATAACGCATTTTGCGGGTGTTCGTTTAAATGAGACTTGGATGGCTCGTTTAGAAGTGGGTGTGACAGCTAACCCAATCTAATAAACCTTAGTGGTTTAAAACATAAAAAGCTCTGCATTTGCAGGGCTTTTTTTTTACTAAAAATGTTCCTGACATTTTTGAGTATTTCCTCCGTCCTTGGAGGTCATGACTAAAATTTAAACGGGTGCCAAAAGGCCCCTCTATCGGAGTAATCCCATGAACGAAATTGATTTAGAAAATTTAGAAAACAGCGAGCAAGAAGCGTTGCTTGTTTATGCAAAAGACGAATTAGGTTTAACCGTTCCATCGAACATTGGTAAGGCAAAACTCATCGTAAAAATTAACCAATCATTGGGTATCGATCCATCACTTCCTGATTCTTCAGAAGATGAAACGGATGAAGATGGAATTGATTATATTGAAGACGAAGGCATTTATGACCCTAATTTAAAAAAAGGTAAAGCACCGCTTCATAATCAAAAAAACATTAAAAAGATTACCATTAATATCCCAGAGTCGGATAAATGGAACGGCTCTGAAGATGTTCAATTAATTATTCAGGGAAAAATATTTTTAATTAAACGGGGTGTTGATGTGCCTGTGCCTTATTTTATTGTAGATGCATTAAAAAATGCGGTTGAAAAGAAATATAAGGAAGTTGAAATTGACGGGGTGACGATTAACCAAGAGCGAAAAGTGCCTTCATACCCTTTTAGCATCGTTGGTTAAGTCCAATGAACTATCTCGAATTGTGTCAGCGTGTTCGTTTGGAATGCGCGATTAGTGGTAGTGGGCCTGCTGCGGTAACTGGGCAGGTAGGTGTTTATAGTAAATTAGTCAATTGGGTGAATGATGCGTGGCGTGAGATCCAGCTAGATAAAACGCAATGGCTTTTTATGTGGGGTGAATTTACTTTTGATACCATTATTAACACACCAGACACCACCACAACAGGCTTAACAGTTCGAGACTTTACTCGTGAGCCTTTGGTGATATACCACAAGGCCACAGGTTTAGATGATAAGGGTTTTATCCCTTATCTAAAATACAAAGACTGGTATGCACGATATGGCGCAAGTCATGTGCCTGCTGGTCGGCCTCAAGTTTGGACGGTGTTGCCCAATGGTGCGTTACGCTTAACCCCAAAGCCAGATGGTGAATATGTCGTTATTGGCAATGGTCATTTAAAGCCACAGACATTAATCAATAACGCTGATATTCCTATATTACCAGAAGAATATCACCTAGCGATTATGTGGCTTGCTTGCAGTAAATGGTTTGCAGACCAAGAAGCAGGGCAGCGCCAACAAGATATGATGAACAATTATCTATCGATTAAAGACGAATTATTACGTGACCAATTACCAACAATGGATTGGGGGTATCAGCCTCTCTCATGAGCCAAAAATCTTATACATTTCCTTTGGGTGGTGGGCTTGATGTGGTGACACCGCCAAGTCAAAAAAAACCAGGGCGTTTAATTGGGGCTCAAAATTACGAGCCTATTGATGGTGGTGGTTATCGTCGGATTGATGGTTATGAGCGTTATAGTGGATTACCAAGCCCAACTGAAGCCAGTTATTGGATTGTAAACTTTAAAGCAGGAACAACGCTGATAAATGCCGATGATGTGATAACAGGTGTGACCTCGGCTTACACTGCCGATGTATTGCAAGTGACCGTAACGAGTGGTGACTGGTCAACTAACGATGCCGCTGGATTTTTACTGGTGTTTAATGCCAGTGGCGCTTTTGTAGATAATGAAAATTTACAAGTATCTGCTGTCACGGTTGCCGTGGCTGATGGTGTCTCCACAGAAAAAACAGAGCAAGACGAAGCCACACACATTAATTATATGCGGTTGGCAATAGAAGCCACGCGAACCAATATAGGGCAAGTACCCGGCGCGGGTAAAATAAGAGGTGTTTGGGGGTTTAATGGCAAAATATATGCTTTTAGAGACAATGTTGGCGGTACTGCCTGTCAGATGTATGTATCGAGTGGTAGCGGTTGGCAATTAGTCACAACTCCCGCTTTAAACCCCGCTGGTCGTTATGAATTTGTGAGTCATAATTTTGGAGGTAATGTAGCTACTCAAGCCATGTATGGATGTGATGGTAAAAATAAAGCGTTTAAGTTTGACGGCACAACTTACACTGAAATTACTTCTGGCATGACGGTGGATACTCCCGAACATATTGCCGCGCATAAAAAACATTTGTTTTTATCGTTTGGTGCTTCGGTGCAATTTTCTCCTATTGCAGATCCAACGGCCGCTTGGACACCGGTGTTAGGCGCTGGCGAGATAGCTACGGGTCAATTAGTGGTTGGTATGGATGTGCAACCTGGCGATGTATTGGCGATATTTAATCGCAATGCAACTCACTTGTTATATGGCACACCAGGAGTTGACCTTAATTTAGTGACGCATAGTGCTCAAAAGGGTGCGGTTGAATGGACGATTCAAAACATGAATGAATCTATATATTTAGATGATCGAGGGTTATCGTCTTTATCAACCACTCAAGCATTTGGTGATTTTCAAGCCAGTAGTTTATCGGGTGATATTGAAACATTTTTTAGTGCGCAAAAATTTACACCCTTATCGTCTGTGTTAATCCGCAGCAAAAACCAATACCGTTTATTTTTTGAAGATAAATCCTGTTTTTTAATGCTGAAAGGCCGTCGTGGTTATCAATTTATACCGGTTAGTTTTCCGGTCACGGTTGAAGCTATTTGCTCTATTGAGAATGAAGGTGTGGAGCATATTTATTTTGGTTCAGATGATGGGTTTGTGTATGAAATGGAAAAAGGCAATTCATTTGATGGGGGAGATATTTCATACAGTTTAAGGCTGCCATTTATCGCTTTGGGTTATCCGCGAAATAAAAAACGATTTTATAAATTACAAATAGAAATTGATTCGGTCGATCAGATACCTCTCTTGTTATATCCTGATTATTCGTATGGCCGAGTGGATGAACCGAGTGCTCAAAACCCAGTATCCAACACTTTGTTATTTGCTCGTGGAGGTTATTGGGATACGGATATTAATTGGGATGAGTTTATCTGGGATGGTCAAGCCGTGGGTATTGCTGAATCTTATTTAGATGGCAATGGCATCAATATTTCATTGTTAATTCATGGCCAGTCAAATTATGAAGCTTCACACACTATTTATAGTGCTACTTATCATTACAACGTAAGAGGTTTAGAACTCTAATGCCAAACGATTATTTTAACCATAGTGCGAATATTGTACCGTCAGGTACCCGCGCTCGCGCTGATCACGTCAATAATATAGCCAATGAAATTGCAGTGGGATTAGAAAAGCTGCCTAGTGAACCAGAGTTAAAACAAGGTACTTTAAACTATGCGGCAGACACGGGTGTGGCAGATGCCTATGTTATTGAGCTAACGTATTTACCAACTTTATCAGATGGGTTGGCTATTCGATTGAAAGCCGCTAATGCGAATACAGGCGCTTCGACGCTGAATGTTAATGGATTAGGTGCAAAATCATTAAAACATGCGGATGGTACTGAGTTGTCAGCCAATGATATTGCAGCCGGTCAAGTAGTAACGGCATCATATAATGGTGTTGAATTCAGGATTACGTCAAGTACACCAAGTTTAACAGCATTGGCTCAAACAGCGGCTATAACCGCAACAACTAAAGCTAGTGAATCGAGTGTTTCTGAGATAGCGGCGGCAGGAAGTGCGGTAATCGCCAATGCTGCGGCTAATTCTTTAACAGGATTGAAGATTACTGGAAAAAACCTCATTATCAACGGTAAGTTTTATATTGATCAAAGGAATGAAGGAGTTTCTAAGGTAGTTAATGCTGTTCCCCAATATACACTTGATCGTTGGTCAGTTCATTATAGTAATTCCGGAGACGTAATTAGAGACTATACCGATTCTGCAGGGTCTTCTGCTTATTCACTTAAAGCAACTGCAGCAGGAACAAATACATATTTACAAATAGGGCAACCGATAGAGTTTTTGTCTTTTGCTCATTTAAGGAATAAGCAAGCTACATTCAGTGTATGGATGAAAGCCACTAACGGGTCAGGGTTACAGACTTGTAATATGCGTATGCGTCATAACGCAGGAGTAGACGTACAAACCCTATTTTCAGGAACACCAATCGATACTCAAGTTATCTTGACAGATACTTGGGCAAAGTATGTGCATACTTTCACTGTACCTAATAATGCTTTATCTATGAGTATAGAAATACAAGTAGGTGGATCAGTTAACAGTGAAACTTTGCACTTATCTAATGCTCAATTAGAAGAAGGTTCAACTGCCACAGATTTAGAATATAGGCCTATTGGCGAAGAGTTAGCTCTGTGTCAGAGGTATTATGAGAAGTTTATCCATAAGTCAGACTTTACAGGTCCAGGTAGTGCGACTTACTTAATACGCAATTACGCGTACCGCGTTGTGAAAAGAGTAGCGGGTAGTGTGACAGTTACTAATGCTCTGTACTACTCAAGCGGTACGCCTACACCCTATACGGCTGTAGTGTATGTTTCTGGCCTTGAGGAGGTCGCTATAGGTTCGAGTACCTTAACAAATGGCGGGGGCTTAGTGTCTGCCACAATATCTGTAGACGCAGAAATTTATTAAGAGAAAAACATGATTATTACAAGCGCAAAACAAACACAAGACTCTAACTGGGTAACTCTAACCTTTGATGATGGCTCTACTGGTCAAGTATCTATAGGAGATAACATCCGCAGACAGCACACTGATTTATATAATGAGTTTATTGAAGCAGGTGGAGTATTAGAGCCTGAGTTTTCAGCTCAAGAAATTACTGATAAAGCAGAAGCAACTCGTCAGCAGGATATTAAAGACTCATGTCGCTCTCAAATCTATACTATGTACGATGCAGAAGATCAGATGAATATGACAGCAGAGGCCGCTACCACGGCAGATGCCCCACGTAAGGCTGAACTCACTTCCGTCTTTGCATGGGTTAAGTCTATGGTTGGCTTAAGTCGTACCTGTGTTGCTGATGGCGTTACGTTGGAGTCAAATATCGTATGGCCTGTTCATACTAAGATTGTTATTTAATACAAAAACATCGCTTTATATCTTTTAAAAACTAACACAACATTTTTAAGGAGTCATTTACATGTCTGCACTTATGTCACGCTCTGCGCCTAATCAATTTGATTAGGCTAAAAACTTTACATCACCGGTTAAGCAACCTAATGCAGCGGTGGCTTCTACTGCGGCTATGGAGTCGGTTAAACCGGTTGAGAATGTAAACGTTAACACCCAAAATTATAATGCGGTGACGCAAGGGGTTAACGATAACGCTTTAGTGCAAAATCAATTAAATAAGGTAATTGATCCCGCTAATCCATTAATGCAACGAGCCAAAACACGGGCTTTGCAAACGGCTAATTCGCGTGGTTTAGTGAATTCTAGCATGGCAGTGGGTGCGGCAGAGTCGGCAATGATTGAAGCAGCTACACCGATTGCTGTGCAAGATGCTGGAACGCACTTTCAGCAAGATAGCGCATCGGCTAAGAATGTTTATTTTGGTGTAAGTGAATTTAAAAAAGATATAACCCTAGGTGACGACACCGAAGAAGATGCGCTTAATCATGGTTTAAGCATTAATACGGGAACTCAAAATAATACAGAAGCCAAATTAAGTTTAAAAAATGGGTCGAACAGTGCAACAGATTTAAAAACTTATGATGATGGTAGTGCCCTTCATTTAGAGTTATCAAAAGTAAGCTTTGCATCGGGAAAAGGGGTTTTTCATGCTTATGGTGTGGGTGCTTATGACAATTTAGACATAGGCAGTAATGCATCGGGTAATGCGCTTATATCGTTGGGGTTAAGTGCAAACACAATGGGTTTTTATGCAAATTCAACGCCCGTTGCTAAGCAAACTGTTACTGGTTCAAAAGGTGGTAATGCGGCTTTATCAAGCTTGATAACAGCATTAGCAAATTTGGGTTTAATCACTGATTCAACAACGTAATTAAATTTATTAATATTTTTATTTTCAGTTAAATTATTTCAAGGAAAAATTATGCCTTCACTTATGGTACCACCAGCCACCATTAAATCTTACAATGGAAACGCAGCGCCCATTAAACCAGTTGTTGCTAATACCACTGGCTATAAAGCGGTAACAGCTAATGTAAATGATAACTCATTAGTTCAAACGCAATTAAACAAAGTAATGGACCCAAACAGTGCGTTGATGAAACGCGCTAAAACACGGGCATTGCAGGAGGCTAACAGCCGTGGAACTTTAAACAGCAGCATGGCGGTAGGCGCAAGTGAGGTAGCAATGCTTGATGCTGCAACACCGATTGCTATGCAAGATGCCAGCACCAATTTTAACCAACAAAGCGCCAACCAAGCGGCAGAAAACAAAGCGGCTTTTGATAACAATGCGAGTGACAATAACACCCAATTGTTTAATGTCGAAAACAAGAACAAAGCACTAATGTTTAACTCTGAAATTAAACATAAAGAATCTGTTTTTGATGTGAATGAGTTAAATGTTGACCAACGATTTAATCAAAAATTAGACAATCAAAAATATGAGTTTAAGCAAGGTGCTTATAATGATGACCAACGATTTAATCAAAAATTAGACAATCAAAAATATGAGTTTAAGCAAGGTGCTTATAATGAAAAGATAAATCAAGAGCTAGAGCGAAGCGGAAAGCAAAACCTTCAGCGTGATAAATTAAATTTTGAAAAAAGTGCAGATATTCGTGATCGAACATTTCGTTCAGAAGAGTTACGCAAAGATTTTGAGTATAAAAAAGACCTAAAAGAATTAGAAGGCGAGATTAAAGTTAATTTGGCAGATATTAATCAAGAATATGTTGTGAAACTTGAAACCATTAAAAATGAATATAAAATGATTCATAACATGGACACCGTACAAGGCAACATTTATCAACAATTAATGTTAGGTATTTCTGACATTATTAAGTCTGATACCTTCTCTCAAGAAGAGGCGCAAATCCGCATTGACTCTTTAATTGCATCAACAAACGTTTCACTTTCATTTTCTAATGCGTTTGGTATTGACCCTAACGCTGCTAATGATCGCATTAATGAGCGTGACATTGAAAATAATGATAATCCGCCACCACAATATCAACCGCCACCACAATATCAACCGCCACCACAACAAGTATATGATGGGGGGTTCTAAAGCTTGATTATTGATGCAAATCTCACTGATTTTGATGAGCTTTTGCCTTTGGCTAAATTTATTCATTCACAATCCATTTTTGCAGACACAGACTTTAACGAAAGCGAAGTAAGGCGAACCTTTGCAACCGCCATCACCTTTGAAGATGGCTTTGCCAAAGTGGTAAAACATAACGGTAAAATAGTCGGGGCCTTAATTGGCTTTGTGGCTAAAAACCAATGGGGCATTCGCATCGCAACAGATTTATTGACCTTCTCCCAAAGACAGACCGATGCATTAATTCGCTCCTTTTCGGAATGGGCCAAAACGCGCGGCGCGGTAGCCGTCAACATAACCGATTTAACCATGCGTGGTCGGTATCAAAAATTAATTCTTTCTGTTGGGTTTGAACCCGCAGGCAATAACTTTATAAAGAGGGTGTAAACATGGCAGCAGCAATACCAGTAATTGCCGATATTGTGGTATCGGCAGTCGTATCAAAAGTGGCAAGTACGGTGATAACAGAGGTTGCCAGTGGGTTAGGTGCGTCTGATAAAACAGCGGCTATGTTGGGTGGCATTGCAGGTCTTGCCGCCGGTGCTTATACCTATGGCATGGCCGGTGATGCAATTAATGCCAGTAGCCAAGCAGGGCAATTGGCAAGCCAAACTGCCGAGTTTGGTGAAGCAGGCCAAGCATTAACGTCAGAAGCGCTAACAACATCGGGCACAACGGCTGCGGCTGGTGCGGCCAATAAAAGTTTAATGAGTAATTATGTTGCAAAACCAACGGCTATGATAAACCAGCCATCGGCAATCAACATGCCGACACAAGCCGTCTCGTCATCCGCCTCGTCATCCGCCTCTGTAGGCAGTGACGTTATAGATAAAGCAGCAAAAGAGCCTTGGTATAAAACCATGTGGGATGGCGATATGGCCTCTAAAACAGCGGCAGGCTTTGTGCAAGGAGCCACCGGTGCCATATTGCAAGCCGATGCCGCAGAAGATGCCTATGGCCGAAAGCGAAAAGACCAATTAGAAGATGACAAACGCAAAGAGTGGAAAACAGGTGTCACGGTTGATGGTTTAAGTGCCTATCGTCAAAATTCGGGTTATCAGCCTAAATACGTCAAGCGATCTAACAGACCGCTAATGCAAAGAGGGGTGCCAGCATGAATTCATTAATGAGTAATCCAAATGAGCAGCAAGGTGAAATGCCACCGGCAGAAAGCATGCCGCAAAATGAAGGGCAAGCAGACCCAGCAGCACAAACAGCCGACACTTTAAAGCAAGCCGTTGGTTTATTGTATGGCGAGCATTTTGACCGATTGGTAGAACTGTTTAAAACCAGTGGCGAAGAGGGATTTCCTAAAGCCATGGCAACCGCCATAAACACCGTCATCCAATCGTTAGAGCAGCAGCAACCCGTAAGCCCCGAAGTAGCGTCAGCGGTGGGTATGAAGCTGTTTTTTATGCTGCTAGAAGATGTGGTAAAAGGAAATTTATTACCACAACTACCGATAGAAACCATTAAACAAGCATTGGGCGAAACCCTAGCCATGTACGCAAAAACCCATGCAGACACAGTAACAGAGCAAGACATGCAGCAATTATTTGCAGAAATAAACCAACGTGAACAGGGGGCAATATAATGGCTAGTTTTGCAACGGCTTTAATGGGTGGTTTAAACGGTGGCGCTAAAGCCGTAGGGACAGTGCTAGATGAGCGCCGTAAAGAAAACGCTGATAATCGAAAGTTGGACAAGGTTGATGCCATGCAGAAGCGCCGTGATTTACGTGGTGAAGAATTTCAAATTAAACTTTATGGCATCAAAAATAAGGATGGTTTAGTGGCAGCAAAACTGGCGGTCACTAATCAAAGAGAAACCAATCGTCAAAGCGCACAAATGAAAAACCCTGAGTGGAAAACCAGCTACGATGAAAATGGCAATGCGGTTCAAGATTTGTATCATGCTGGTGATAAGATAAAAACGCGCATAGGTTTAAAGCCCAGTAAGGGGGGCAATGGCAATAAAGGTGTGAAGCCGACTGATTGGGTAGCGGCAGGGTATGACGCGTATTCGGAAAACAGCTATTCTGCACAACGTTTTTCGGCAGTAGCCGAGCTAATGGAGTTTAAATATCCGCAAGCAGGTAAGGCAGCAATAGGGTTAGAAGCACGTAATTTTGTAGATGATAACCCGACAGCAACGGATGAAGAGATTAAAGAAGTCGTTGATGCAATGCCCAGTAATTTTTGGCGTGATAGCGAACAACAAACCCAAGATAAGGCAGACATGGCGAATCAGTTAAAACAAAGAGGGCGGTTAATAGAGCCTAAACAGTTTGATAATGCTGGCGCGATTAGCGCGGAGCAAGCAAAAACATCACCTGATTTGTATAAAAAATTTATGATCCAAGAAGGTTTTAGCGAAGCTAGTATTGAAGCAGGTTTGGCTAAGAATTTTGCATCAAAAGCAGCGTCACCCAATAGCAAAAACAGCGCCGAAAATGTGCAGGCTAAAGCTAAACCAACGCCTATTAACGAGCAGCAGTTGCTTGATAAAATTGCAGCGCTTGACGTTAAGTTAAGCAGCTTACCAAAAGATAAGCGTCATGGTCGTTCATTAATGAGCTCTCCTGAGAAAAAAAGAGTGTACGAGCAGAAAAAGGCATTAGAAGCTGAGCTAACCAATCTTAAATCGAAACAAAGACGAGACAAAAATAGGCAGAAAATAAAACAGAGTAGAGGTTATTAATGGCGCGTTTTATAGACCCTTTTGGTGACGAATATGAACAGGATGAAGTGCCTCAAACATCCGTGGTGTCAATGCAAGACCCTTTCGGTGATGTGTATGAAGAGGAGGTTTTACAGCCTAATGTTGCGACTACTAATTTATACACCGATGAAGAAGCTTATCAATACGGCATAAAATCGGACAGTATTATTCAAGATGTGGCCAGTGGTTTTGTAACGGGCTCTAATGCGTTGTTAGAAGGTGTTGGTACTTTGTATGGCCTAGCCACAGGTGATATGAAAAACTGGGCCATCGAGCAAGGCAAGCGCGGCCAAGAATTTGGTGCAGACATAGCCTCTGACCGATTAAAAGAACAAAAACAACAGCGCAGTGAAGCCATTAAACAAGCCGATGGAGTGTTAGACCAAGCAGGCGTAGCATTGTGGAAGACATTTCAAAACCCTAGATTATTAAGTAATTTATTGGTAACAACGGCACCCACTTTATTGGCTGGCGGTTTTGTTGGTCGGGGTATTGGTGTAGCGGCTAAAGCTTTAAAGGGGTCTGAGTCGGTTGTAAAGTATTCGGCCATTAGTGGCACAATGGGCAGCATGAGTGCAATACAAGGCGCAAGTGTTTCAGGTGAAACCTACAGTCAACTTTTACAACAACCGATTGAAGTGTGGAATGCACACCCAAAATTTAATGAATTAAAACAGCGCGTGGGCGAAGACGCAGCAAAAGATGAAATAGCATTAGAACAGTCGCGCAAAGTGTTTGCATTGGCAACAGGTTTATCGTTAGCATCGCAAGCACTGCCAGGTGCATCAGCTTTTGACAAAGCATTAGCTGGCCAAGGCTCTAAAATAGCAGGTAACTTTGTCGCTAGAACGGCTAAAACAGCCTTACCAGAAGGCACTCAAGAAGTGATTGAAGAGGCAGGTGGTAAGTTATTATCTAACGCTGCCGTTAAAGAAATTAACCCAAATCAAGTATTAACCGAAGGCGTGGGTGAAGCGGCCGGTTTAGCATTTGCAGCCAGTGCTGTAATGGGTGGTGGAAACGGTGCGTTATCAAAACCACTGCGTATTGAATCAGAAGTTAAAAGCGTCGAAGAAAACGCCAATGCTGTGAGTGAACTGCTTGATAAAAAGCAAGCTGAAGCACCAATAGTAAATGAGCCAATACAAGCCGATATTCAACAAGGGCAAAGCAGCTTACAACAAGGACAAAGCAACTTACAACAACGCCAAGATTTTGACCCCGAAACAGGTGAGATATTTAATAGTGCTTTAAGGGATGCTCAAAACTATGGCATGGATGAGCAATCAGCCAACGAATATGCCAATACTGCCGTAAATAATGCACAAATGGAGCAAGCACAAGACATAGCCAACAACCGTGAGACTGATGGCATTGGTCTTGAGGTTGAAGAATATGGAGACATTAACGACCTAACAGATTCGCGTATATTTGAACTGGGTGAAACCCTAGAAACATTAGAAGCCGGTAAGTTTAACCAAGTGTACTACACCGCTATTTTTAACGGCACACCAACTACCGACATAATTAACAAACTAGAAGGACTAATTAATGAAAGAACTCAGTTTAGCACAGAACAAACAACCCAACTGGGACAAAATAATGGCCCACTTCAACAACCGCAGAGCACAGGGCCTAAAGCCGAAGTTTCGCAACCACAACAAACCGTTGCCAGAGAACAAACCCAACCAGTAGATTTACCACCCCTTGAGCCTTCAGTTTATGAAGCTGATGAAATAGCGCCTAAAGCAAAGCAAGGTGATTTAAATTATAACCTACCAAAAAATACCATTGTTGGTGGTGTTAATGAAATTGCTCAATTAGTGCCCATTGCTAAAGCCAATAAAACAGAAAAATCAGCGGTTCGTTTTAATATAGTGGATGAGCAGCAAGCGTTAAAGCTGAAAGAAAAAACAGGGTTTGAGCTTAGTGGTTATAAACATACGGTAGATTCTAGCGGTATTAATCATGCATTTAAGAAACATGGAGACACTAAGGCCGAAGCGCTAAGGGGGCAAATTGCAGTAACGGATGATGACTTTGCTTTAATACCCGATATTGTCGAAAATTATGATGATGTTAAATATGTGGGTAAGGATAAAAAAGGGCAAGACATTATTCGCTATCAAAAAGCCTATAACGGAACGACTTATTTTACAGAAGAGATTCGTAACAAACGTAAAGAATTGGTATTAAAAAGCTTGTGGAAAACGCATACACGCGAGCAAATGCCTGATCAAAAAGAACATCCTTCCTCTAACGTCCAAAACCGTCTCGATAGCAATTCTCCACAAGTTAATAAAAGTATAGACCCAAAGCCCAATGCTTTCAAACCCGCGCATGAATTAAGTGATGGAACACCAGTTATTGCAGTGGCAGATGAACAAAACGTGTGGCAAGACCAGCAAGGCGAAGAGATAGAAGATGGCTCTGCTACGGCGCTTATATCAAAATCAAGCCCTCAACTGGATATAAAGAAATCCATACTTCCAGTTGATAGTGTTAAGAACAAGGCAACCCCCTTGCCAACCCCGGCCGTTACCCTTGCCAAAACAGATAATAAAGAACTTAATAAATCAGATGGCCAAGTTAACTCTGACGGTGTTTTACTTGATGATGTGCCAGACTTTAAGCCAACGCATGTATTGCCCAACAATGAAGCGTTAATGGTTTATGGTGATAATAATGAATTGGTGGTTGATGAATGGGGTGAGCCACGGTCACAAGACACTTTAAAACGGGCTAAAAAAATAGCATTAAACGATAAATTGAATGAGGGTAAAGAAAGCAATGAGAAGCAAAGCGAAACAGAAGAAACGCTAGCAGAAACGAAAGCAGCGGAAGAAAAACCAGTAAAAAAAGTAAAGCAAAAACCTCACGCAAAAAAAGCTAAGCAACCTAAAATGATAGACCGGTTGGCGAATTATTTTAGAGAAGGACGTATTGTATCCGGTTACATGGGTAGCGATAAGGTTATTAAATTTCATTTGTCTGATAGTCTTATTGGTGGGTGGGAAGTTGAGGTGGTGCAGGTTGATGATTCTGAAAATGAAATAGGTCATCGTAGAGTCCACTCTACACAGCCCAGTGAAAAGAACTTATCTTCGTGGGAAAAGGATAACCCTATTCAAAAAATAGGTGAAAACAGCAATGAAAGGCAAACTGAAACAAATGATGCGAAAGCAAAAGAAAGCAACACTAATACAAAACCAATTAAAACGTCTGAAAATGAGAGAGCATCAAAAGCAGATGCTAAACCCGCCTCTATCGACATTAGACAGCGATTGGAAGCCTCTAAGCGAACTGGATCTGAGGGGGTATCAATGGGGGAGAATGCCGGACACGGTAAGATTCATCTCGACGACATAACTATAAAGATGGATGCTGGTGATGTGGTTATGAGTGATAGTGCGGCTAATTGGTTAAGCCGTATCGATGAGCGGCTTGAGCAGATTAATGAATTAAGAGGGTGCATGCGTTAATGAAAAATATTAATAGTGTGATTGATGATTTAACACGTTATAACGCATGGCGAAGAGGATCTGATGATATAAAGCAACCAGATCCGACAGAGCTTGGTTTGTTGATTGAAGATTCTATTGAGTATTTAGTGGCTTATAAATTAGAACAAGGGTATCCAACACATGAAAAATTCTAAAGCAGCTATTGGTGCGGCTCATGGTGGTGATGTAAAAACCGTTAAAAAATTAGTACCTAATAAAAAACAGGCACCAGACCAGCAAGCAGAAGCCTTTCTTATTATGGCGGGTACGGTTAAAGATGCGGTGAGTGAGTTAGCTGTGATGATGTTTCAACAGCAACAAAAATCTGATGAGTTAGCCTCTGAACTAAGGGAAGAAAATAAAATATTAAAAGATGGCTTTTTAGTCATGCAGCATGAGCTTAAAGCATTGCGTGAACGTGCTGTTAGATTAAAGCCTGTGGCAAATGCAGATGGAAGTTATGAGTATATTGATGTTATCCCGTTGCAAAAGAAAACTCATTTAAATAGCTAAAAAGCTAAACAACCATTCCCTTCTATGACCATTTTGTTGGCTTCAACAATATGGTGTTATCCCTTCATTTTAAATTTCTTTTACTGGATTCGCTCCGGTAACTAATTCCTATGGATTTTATCTATGACTATTGCTAAGTGCATTAAACAAAAGAACAAATTAAACAATGCTGATGATAAGGCTGATTTTGATAAGCAGTATAAAGAGTTTCTTGATGCGGACATTCCTGCTCAAGATGCTTTTACGCAAGCTGCTGAAGTGATGATGGAGCAAATTTTAGAAGAACGTAATGAGCTGGCTGCTGATGTGCGTGAGGCGGGTGGTTATTTGGCTGATATTTCACTTGAGCAGTTGTTAGCACCTGAAACTAAGGAGAATAAAGAGCTTGATACTAAAGCTGAAATGGGTGAGAAAATTGAAGATTTTGGCGATGTATTGCATGGCGCAAATAAGCATAGCTATGTATTGTCTAAAGAGGCGTTAGATGACATTGATAGCACAACATCACCTTTAAGTAAGTCGTTTCCTAAGCCTGATAATGCACAGCTTGAAAAAGAAGGTGTGCCAAAACAGGTTATTGCAGCGGTTAACTTTTTGCGTAAAACATTAGGCTCTAAACCTCGCTCTAAATATAAAATTAAAGCATGGGTAGAGCGCATGGAGGCGATAAGAGGTTTAGCGTTTGATTTGATTGATCAAAAAATAACACCCGCCGAAGCGAAAGTAGAGAAAAAAGAAGTGAGAAATACATTAGGCGATGTGCGTATTAGGCAAGAGCTTCCGTTAAAAGAATTTATGAGCGTATTACCACTGGCCGATGATATTAATGCGGTTGATATTGATAGGCTAACTGATTTTGTGTTGCAAAAAAATCATTATTCGCTTTATCACGGTGAAAAAAATGTGACTAAGTTTGATGTGTCTGATGGCAGCAAAAAGTCAGGTAATAATCGCTTAGGTAATGTAACGCATTTTGATAGTGAACAAGAGGCGCTTGATTTTATCAAAAGTCAGGTTGATTTGGGTGTTGACAAACAAGGTAAGCGAAAAACTAAATTTGATTTTTGGACAGAACGCGGCAAAAAAGGTACTTTTTTAGGCAAGAAAATAGCGGCCCGAAAGTTTATAGAATTACGCCATTTTGACACCAGTAAAGAGGCACGTGATTATTTAGAAAACAACACTGAGTTGCTTGAAACCGAGCTAAAAGAAAAGCGTAAAAAGAAAACCTTTAGACGCATAGAAAATAACCCTCGCGTGGGTGAAGATTATCGCCAAGGTAAGTTAGTGACTAAAAAACTATTTGAAGATGCTTTTGGTTTTAGAGGTGTTCAGTTTGGTAATTGGGTAGAAGGATCGCGCAGACAGCAAGACCTAAACAATGCCTATGATGGTTTGCGTGACTTAGCGCAGATAATTGGTGTTCCAACACAAGCTATCTCTTTAAACGGTACATTAGGTTTAGCCTTTGGTGCGCGTGGGCGGGGTGGTAAAAACCCTGCGTCTGCACATTATGAACCTGATAGTAAAAACATTAACCTAACTAAAAAAATGGGTAGCGGCTCTTTGGCGCATGAATGGTGGCATTCGTTAGATAATTATTTTAGTGACATCGAAGGTGAAGGTACTTATCAAACAGAGCGTAAACGCCCTACTCGCGTATCTGATATGAAAGACGGTATGCCCACTTATCGTGCATCACAATCTGATGACTTTGGTGTAAGACAAGAAGTGCATGATGCGTTTATGGAGATAAGGCACGTTATTGAAAAAGAAACGGATATTGTTAGCCGCTCAATTGAGCTAGATAACACAAGAGGCCAAGATTACTGGTCTACCGTGCGTGAAATGACGGCTCGTAGTTTTGAAACTTATGTTATTTCTAAGTTAAAAGAGAGTGATTATTCAAGCGATTATTTGGCTAATGTTGTGCCTGAGCCAAAGAATAAAGAAGCGCAAAAAGACTATCCTTATGTGCTTGAGACAGAGCAAGCGACAATTAATAAGGCGTTTGATAAGTTGTTTGAAACCATTGAAATCAAGGAAGATGATGTTGGCAATGTGGCTATGTTTAGCTTAGCTCCTTTAAAGCTTCAAGAAAAAATTATTAGTTTTGTAAAAAAAGCTGTAACGATACGTGATCGTAAAATCTCTTTGCCAATTGGTATTGTCACTGAAGCGCAAATAAAAATGGTTGCTGCTGAGACAAAAGGGAAGATTGACTTAAAAGGCTATCGTCGTGAATGGGATAACTATGGCGTGATTCACGCGATGAATATGCACAGTAACAAAGCGACAGAGAATCCGCGTGGCCAAGTTGCTATAACACCTGAGATATTCCCACTCGCGATTGATGTTATTGAAAACCCCGATTCAGTTAAGCTCTTGGGTGGTATTAATAAAAACAATAATCAAGTTATCGAGTATAAAAAGAAGCTGGCTGATGGCACGGTGATTTATGCAGAAGAAGTTAAAACAGGGAAGGGTAAGAAGAAATTATTAAATATTTCATCATTAAGAATACAGCGACCTCGTACCTCTGATGCCCTCAATGAGTCTCCAGAGTTCAACGCCCAAGACGATACGTTGTCACTAAAAAAGAGTATAGGTAATAATCAGAAAAAATCAATCACCATAGTAGAAACACATGCCATTTTGGACGACCTTGCGCCCTTGCTTAATAGCAACATCGGGCGTACTCGCAGCGTTAGTGACGTGGTGGTTGTGCCTAATTTTGCGGCTTTGCCTAATGCGATAAAGCAAGAAGCACAAAAACAGGGTAGTGATGGCAGCGATATAGTGGGTGTATTCCATAAGGGCAAAATTTACCTCATTCAAACCAAAATGGCAAATAGAAAAACAGTAGAGAAAACACTGTATCACGAAGCCACGCATAAAGGTTTAAAAGAGATTTTAGGCGATAAAAAAACAGCCTATGCCATGAACAAGCTAATGATGGCCGTTGGTGGTAGCAAACGTTTTAACCAATTGGCTGATGATTTAGGCATTGATTTAAGTGCGTATGAAGAAGGCACTAACCAAAAGCACGAGGATGGCAGCTATAAATTTACCAAGTCGCAACGTGAGCAGATTTTAATAGAAGAGCTATTAGCCCACATTGGTGAGCGTGGTAGTAAAGGCTTAAAGCAAAAAGCATTGGATTTGTTAGGTGCACTTCGCAATTGGTTACGCAAAATGGGCTTGTTTAAACTGGCAGAATTAGGCGCTAGTGATTTGTCTTTTATTGCTAAAAGTGCTCGAGAACATGGCCTTAAAAACAAAGGGGCAAAGCGTGATGATATTCGTTTTATGTTTGAAAAAATGGCAAACCCAAAGAAAGCCAGTGTGGTAACAAGGGGCGGTGTTGAGTTTGATGTGAGTTTTTCTAAAGAACCATCACCTTGGATGGCAGAATTACAAAAGCTGGCAGAATTAGAAGAACCTATTATACTTGAGGGAGACGCACCTCAAAATGATGGAATTGATTATGAAGCAGAGAAATCCTTATTCTTATCCACTATCCCAAAGGGAACCGTTTATAGGGCCGATACCACCAGAACAGCCCAGGCGATCCGCGCTGCCTCCAATTTGGCAGCCAAACAGCTTGGAAAAGCAAGCGGCAATGAGAGAAAGAGTCGGAATTCCATTGGGAAGCTTACCTCTTATATCTCGGTTTCGAAAGCAGTCAGCTTAGGAGACTACGAGGCATTACATATTGAGTTTTATGCTTCTGAGCAATATGCTGAAGATAAAGCAGACTCTCCCGCATTAACCGTTATTGTTGAAAAAGATGGTGAGCTAACCATTCATGGGCCTGCTATTTCAAGTGATGCATTTAAGTGGTTAGAAAAAGAAGGATTAGCGTCTGAGGCATTAGATGCGAATGGTGAGCCTGCTTTTGGTGGTTTAGATTTACAGGGCTTTACTCGTTTAAATGGTGTAACTAGAAAACAGTTAATACAAATTTTAGGCGATGTTCATGCACGAACTAAGGCATGGAAAGGGCGTGATAAAGTCGGTTTAAAATGGAAGCGTAGCACGGGTGCCAAAGGCGGCACTGAGCAAGATGGCTCTGCTATTTTCTTTTCACGCGAAACACCCAACAAACCAAAACTTGAAAAAAATCCTTCAAAATTATCAAAAGCCATTCATGGTTTGCTAACAGGCAAGGCTTCTAACTTTGTTAAGCGCAATGTGTGGGGCTTATTAAAGCCACGCCAAATAGCAGAGCAGTTAAAGCGCATCTTACCCAATATTGAAGCGGTGTATTTAAAAGACATTAACCGTATGGAGGCCGTTAAAAACCAATATAAACATGAGGCGGGTGACATTGCGGCGGTGCGCAAAAAGCTTAGTGAAAAAGATAATGATACGTTGTCTTACATGCAGCATGAGGCAACCATAGCCGGTGTTGACCCTGATGTAGATTACTTGGCAATTATTGCGCCGCTTGAAGGGCAGCGCCAAATTAACGTGTTGTATGAAAAAATGCGCGGTCGACCTGGTGCTAACAAATCGAAGATGATGCAAGAGGTGTCTGATATTAAGATGCAATTGGGCCAAGAAATGAACCGCAAAAAAGCAGCACCTAGTATGAGTGATTTGTGGGCTGAGCTGAATGAAGAGCAAAAAAATATCTATCGATTAGAGCGTGATTTTCATGTGAGTATGCGTGATGCTCAACAGGCGGCATTACTTGACCGCATTGCTGAATCTGAGGTAGATGAAGCCGTTCGTAAAAAGTTAATGGATTCGTTAGAAAAGCAATTTGGTTTTAATAATGTAGAAGAGCCTTACTTTCCCTTAGCGCGATTTGGTGAGTTTTGGGTTCATGCAAAAATTGACGGTGGCAGCACTTATGATATGTTTGAAACACTGGGTGAATGGGAGGCGTTTCAGGTAAAAGTTAAAGCAGAAGGCGGTGAGGTGCTAGGCGCGGGTAAAACCCCTAATGAATTTAATGGCAAAGAATCGGGCTTGAATGCAGAGTTTGTGTCTGAGGTTGTTGGTTTAATTAGTGAGTTAGGTGGTGACCCAAAATTAGAAGAATTGTCCGATAAGGTGTATCAGCTTTATTTACAGGCGCTACCCGCTTTGTCTGCACGTAAGCACACCATCCATCGTAAAAAGACCAAAGGCTTTCATCACGACCATTTACGCGCCTTTGCGGGTGCGGCTTCACACGGTGCTAATTTATTGGGGCGTTTAACCTATGAGCATAAATTACGCCGTACCTTAGATGACTCTCAAAAGTCGGTAGATATGGCTTCGAGTAAGCCGCTGTATCAAAAAATTGAATTAGAGATTGCAGATTATCGAAGCTTTTTAGAAGACGCGATTGGTTTAACTATTAGAGATATTCGTACAAAAATTAATGCGTTTAAAAAAGCTAAAAACGAAGAAGAAGCGCAACGGTGGGATAGATACCGTGTGTTGCAAAAACAAACTGGCTCTACTGCTAAGGTAAAACTGAGTGAAAAAGATCAAATTCAGTCTATTATCAAACGTATTGAATACCGTGAAACTCAGCTAGAAGCGGCAGATTTAATTATTGATCAAAATAAACAAACCGTGACGGCAGATGCATTAGCAGAATTGCGCGCCAGCCATGAATTTGCAATGAACCCCAATACATCACCTATCGCCGCGTTTTTAAATGCATTAGGTTTTGTTTATTTTTTAGGGGCAACGCCTGCTGCTGCATTGGTTAACATGATGGGAACACCGACTATTGCTTTTCCATTAATTGGGGCGCGTTTTGGCTTTAAAAATGCAACTAAAGAATTAGCAAAAGCCACGGCTGATTTTTATCGTAACGGTAAAATGTCTAAAGAGTTTGTTAAAACGGGGCGCTTTAGCATTGAACATGCGTTAAAAACAGAAGGTGAGGTAAAGGCATTTAAGTGGTTTCATGATGTAGGTTTATTAGACAAAACCCTAGTGCAAGATTTACAAGGCGTAAACGATAACGGCATTAATACAGGGCAATTTAAATATAAGTTATTGGGTGCCTTTGCGTATATGTTTCATCGCGCAGAAAGTGCCAACCGTGAAATTACCGCCATTGCCGCCTATCGAGCAGGCATAAATAAAGGCTTAACGCATGAAAAGGCAATGGAAGCTGCGGAATATTTAACGTGGAAAAGCCATTTTGATTACGGCTCTCATAACCGTGCGCGTTTTATGCGGGGCAATACGGCGAGGGTAGTCACCCAGTTTAAGCAATATAGCCAAGAGGTATCTTATCTGCATATCAGCATGTTTAAAGAAGCGTTAAAAAACAGTGGCGCAACAAAAGAAGAGCGTATAGAGGCAAAAAATGCATTAATGGCTATGTATGCCATGCAGTTTAGTGTGGCAGGGTCTTTAGGCTTGTTTGGGGCTTCTGCCATTATTTTTATCGCCGAAATGTTAAGCGATTGGGACGAAGACGAACCAGAAGAAGCCAAGGCAAATTATAGAGCCTTTCTAGCTGATAAATTTGGTAACAAAGGGGGTCGAATTGTAGCCAAAGGCTTTGTCGATGGATTAACACCCATAGCGTTACAAGGCCGCTTAACAATGGGGGATTTATGGATAAGGACCAGTGATCGAGAGCTAGAAGGAGCGCGAAATGAAATAGATGCCATCAAAGCTTTAGGCGGCCCCATGGTTTCAATAGGGCTTGGTTTTATGAAAGGGTTTGAGTTAGTAGGAGAAGGCAAGGTAGAGCGAGGCATTGAACAGATGGTGCCAAAAGTAATAAAAGATGCCATAAAAGCAAATCGTTATCGCCGTGAAGATGCTAAAACCATGAGTGGTTTAGACATAAAAGAAATGTCAGGCGCAGAGATATTTTTAAAAGCGATAGGGTTTGCCTCCTCCGACTTATCAGACCAATATGATCAAAATAACGCCATTGGAAATATCAGTAAAAAACGTAATGACCGCCGTAGTAATTTAATAGATCGCATGATTCAAGCAAGAGAAAAAGGTGACACCGATACCCAGCGAGCATTACGCCGTGACATAACCCGTTGGAACATGAAAAACCCAAGCAATAAAATTAATGCTAGAACCTTAACAAGATCAAGCCGAAGCAAAGAGCGCTTTAGAAAACAATATATTGGTGGCTTAAGGCAAACAAAGCAGAATAGAGACTTATTGAATAGGTTTAATTTTGCTAATTAATAATCGAGTGGCTTTATTCCTTGATAATTTGAACTATTTTTCAATAATATTAAGAACATCGGGTGACGTTATTAACGTTTAGATAACAGTGGGAAAAAATTTAAGTGATTAGCAAGATAACTCAGTAATTACTTAAAAGCACCCAAGGGCACAAACCCCAACATAAAACTCTATGATGGGGCCGATGTTTTTATCAAACGTTAAATTTATGCTGGGCATTCAGTGCAATAACCACGATTAACATAATGAATTTCTTCTGACTGCATAATTTTTTTAACTAAAAACTGCTTATCAACACCAAATTTATCGTAACCTATCTTTAATGCATCATCATATGCAGAATAAATACCAATGAGTTCAGAACCGTATGGATTGGTTTCAACACTGCCATAGGAAGAGCCTTGTTGTGGCTTCTCGTAAACTTTCCAGCCATGCTGATATTCAGTTGCGTGTGAATTCAAACTTACGGATGAAATGCCAACGGCTAAAATAAATGCTATTTTATTCATAATAAGCGTATATTAAAA